GTTGACAAATGGAAGATTACTACCGAATATGCTTTTCTAGATTATCACTTATTCGGGGTTAGTGTACAGTGTGACGTTCCGGTGCAAGAAGGAAAAACTGGCTGCACATCATGAGCAAAGTAATCGTTCGCATATCGGGTACAACACGTGAGATAAATAAGCAGACTATTTTCAGCGTCCTTGAGGTTATCAGGAAGCGAATTATTCAGGATCAGCAGACAAAGCGAATCCGATCATCAGGCAAGAGCGCGCAGTCTTTACAGATAGAAGATATTAGCAACGGTGGCCAATTGATAGGAGATGATTATTTTCAGCAACAGATCACAGGCCGTAAACCAGGAAAATTTCCGCCAATTAAACCAATCCTACAATGGATCGACTCCAAAGGATTGAGTTTAAACAAGATCACAAAGAATGGATTGGCTTTTATCATCGCCCGAAAGATAGCGGAGAAAGGAACGGACATTTACCGGAAGAAGCGACCGTGTTTGGCGGTGAATGAAATTGTAAATCAGCAATTGCCTTCTTTAAAGGATCAACTTATAAAAGCGGGAAAGATTGAACTTAAGACAGCGATAGCAAAAGCTCTGGGCAAACTACAGGCACAAAATCTTCAAACAGGATGACAACAGAAGAATTAAAAGCTCTTTGGCAAAAAGGGTTTAAATACGAAGGACAAACAATAGATGCTGAATTTCAATTAGCTTTTGATGAAGCTATAAATGAAATTGAAAGTCTTCAAGATTTGATTTTAGAATTAAACGAAGCACATGATAGATATATTGATAATGATTAATCTATGACCTTAAAACTAGCGGTAAAAAAACAGGTAGTTCTTAAACTGAAGTACTATCCTAATAAGGACGGGCAACAGCGTAGTGGTTGGAGAACCGTCCTACCGCTTGACCTTTATACTTATAGAAATGTCAACTATATGCTAGGCTGGCAGAGCGAGGGTTCCAGTGTTTCAGGGTTATCTGGTTACCGTCTTTTCTTTACTCGTAACATTCAGGAATACAAAGAGGCAGACACAACCGTACAGCAACCGTTTGCAATGACCACTGCAATGGTAAGGCAAAGCAATGCCTTCAAGGTTAAAGCATGGCAAATGATTAAAACCGGACAAATAGAATGAGCTTAACAGTAACACAACAGCCAAATCAGAACGATGTTTGGGTAGCCGCTAAGAATCCGGTGTTATTCAAAATGACGCGAAAGGATTATACATGGACTTTACTTGTTACTAGCACAGGGAATACTTCAATAAGAATAGCCACTGACGTTACTGCCGAATTTGTAGCCGGAGATACGATCTGGCTTCAATCAGACGATGGCGCATATTCTGCGAGTGGCGCAGTGGTAAGTTCATCTTATGGCACATACACTACTGTGATAACCGATGTGCCTTGGGTGGCCGATAACGCGGCTGGCTATATTAATACAATAACTCAACGAGCAAATTATTACATAAGCTTAACGGTATATAAAAAAACAGTAGATACAGTAATCGGAACAGTAATTAATTACCCAACGACAAAAGGATTATTGACAATTGACATTTCACAACCGTTACAGACTGTTTTTGATCCATCTATTGCGGCCATTTATAATGGTGTCATTATTCAGGACTCAAATGTAAGCCAAGGGTACTATGTGAAATATACTGAGTTCTGGTCAAGTTCTGCAGAATCACCAACAACAGATAACAATAGCGGTAATTATTATTTCGCTGCCTATGGAGCCAGACAAATAGGATCTAGTTCTTATTATAAATATTCACCCAATTATTTAGGCACAATGGCTTTAACGGTACTAGATAGTATGTCTATTGCTGTTGGTGAATACTTTAGCCTTTCATATCTATCTCAAGGTGGACAATTTGATTTTATAAAAAAAAGCTGGTATGACGCAAGCGGAACATTAATCTGCATAACATACATTAAAAGCACTAACAATACAACGGCTTATGCATTAACAACCGTTCCGCCAAGTGTATATACTTTATTACAAAAATTAGCTCTATCAGAATCCATAAATCCAGATTTAAATATTGCATTCTCAGGGTCTACAGCATGGTCGTCAAATAGTCTTTTGCTTGCCACTGGAGATACTTCCAAAACTTGGTGCAGCCCCTTTTTCCTAGCGCAAACAAAATCGGTTTCATTTACATATAGTTTTACATTAACAGGTAATGCCACAAATGTTACTCCTGTGCTTCGTCTATTCGATGCAAATGGATCTGGATTAACAGGAGCAGTTAATATTTTCACTGGATCTAATGGGACATATACGGGAACCGTTACTATCACTAACTCTGGTTCTGCAGACGCAAGATTTGTAGGATTTGAATTTGCTAATGCATCAGGGGCAAATAAGACCTTAACAATGAACTCTCTGGTTGCCATTATTGATTCAAGCGCGACTAGAATAGATTTTAAAGGCATTCAAATATTATATACAAGTCCACTATATACTGAAGGCAGCCAATTATTTGGAACGATCTCTGGATATTTTTTATCATGTTTAAAAAATCCTGTTACCTTGATGTGGCGCAATAGTCTCGGAGGAGAGAGTTCATGGACATTTAATTTCAACCAGGAATTAATTCAAAAACTTCAAGACCCATTTAAGAATAAACAATACACATTATTCGATCAGAACTTAACTCTTGCGCAATACAACGCCTTAAATGAATTATTTACTCTAGGGCAAATTTATCAAACTCCATTGATTGAACTCACCACATCAATAGATAAAACTGAGTCCAGAATCGGCCAACAAGTTTATACGATAGATTCAAGTGGGAATAAAATAGGGGTTATCGTTTTGCCTACTGAGAATAAAACGACAACGAAACGGAATAGGCATACATTTCAAGCAACCATTGAATTACCTGAAATATTCGGATGAGATCCATTTATCAAGTATATGTCGAGGAGCAATTGATAGACTTAGACCCTAAGACTATTATCGCGATCACATTACAAGCTGCCGATTTTGCGAGTGGTGATATTATTAACCGAAAGGCAAGTTATACAAATCAAATAAAGGCCCCAGCTACAAACAACAACATTAGAATTTTTGAGTTTGCCAATAATCCAAAGTCGGGTAGTTCTTTTACTTATAACACAAAATCATTTTACATTTTATCTAATGGCATCAGAATAATGGATGGCGTTGTTATTGTAAAGTCGTTTGACAATTATTTCAATCTTCAATTTTATTCGTTACCAAAGGATTTATTTTTTCGAATAGCTAATCTTTATTTATCAGATTTGGATTTTGGGGATTCACCTATCACGTGGGATGCGGCTTTCATTGATTCAAAGCGGGCATCAACTTCTGGATGGTGTGCGCCAGTAGTTCAATATGGACAAATTGATTCTAGTGTAGCTTTGGATATTGGCGCATATTATTTGCCATCTGTTAGTTATAAAGATACATTGACCGCTATTTTAAATAATGCCGGTTATTCTGTTTCGGGTGACTTTTATACGAATGATCCGATATTCAATAAACTAATTCTAACCTATGCAAGAAATGATTTTGCTAGCACGACATTAAAACTTAACGAAGCATTATCTACAACAATATTACAATCCGATTTCCTTAAAGACTTTTTAATAAAATTTGGGGCGTTCTTTAGAATTAATAATAATAATATTGAAATTCTTACCTATGAAGAAATTTTAAATAATACATCCCTTGCGGTTGACTGGACGAATAAAAGAGTTAAAAATAGGAAGGACATAGTTCAATATACTTGGTCAGGATTATGCAGGAGAAATAATTATCTCTATAATGATATAGATGATTTGCCTGATAATTTAAATAGAGGCAATGGATTTTTAACAATTGATAATGACAATTTAGAAGAACAAACAGATATATATACTTCTCTTTTTGATCAACCTAATACTTATGTTGATCCTAGTTTAGGATTACCTCTTTTGGAAAAAATAGATGGGGACAGCGCAACAGTAGTCTATGGTGTTACTTCTGTAATTTGGAATACACTTCCAAGTTCTTATACATTTCAGCAAATGCCGAAAGCAATGATTGCTTTTTTAGATTCAAAAAAAACAAATGAAGACCCTGTAATTTATAATGGAACTCCACGAAGTGATTATTTAGTAGCTAGATTTTATCCTAATAACGATTTAGTATCTCCTTCAACCGTTTCATTATCATGGAGGAGATCATTATTTACTACTAATGATTGTGGGTTTCTAACTGCATACTACGCATCTATAGAGCGAATTTTGAATGCTGGGATAATTACAACAACACACGAATATCTACTTACTGATATGGATATTAATTCACTTGATTTGATTACTCCTATTTTTGATGATGGTAATTATTATCTGATCAATAAAGTAAATTCTTATGTATCAGGAAAAACAACAAGGGTAGAGCTTTTAAAAATCTGATTGAGCGAAAGCCAGTAAGATTAATTTTTTTGTTTATGAAGTGGCAGACGAAACCGAAAAAATAACCTATGAGATTGTTATAGATGCATCTCAGGCAACGGCAACAGGAAATAAAGTTGCAGATTCATTTGGCAATATAGAGCAAGCAAGCAAGAAGGCCACAAGCTCTATAAAAGATCATAGTGACCAGATAGACAAACTAGTCCCTGGTTTAGGAAGCATGACAAGCGGAATAGCTTCTGCCACCAAGGCTTCACTTGCATTTATTGCAACGCCATTAGGCGCGGTAATTGCTGCTCTTGGCGTTGCCGTTGCATCTGTTACTGCTTATTTTAAATCCTCAGAGGAAGCCGAAAACAAACTTACGGTCGTAACCAAAACTCTTGGGGCAGTATTCGAGCAGCTTACAAACTTCGCTGAGGACTTAGGTGAAATGATTGTTTCGGTTTTCGAAGATCCACAAAAGGCATTAACTGATTTCGCCAATCTGATAAAAGAAAATATCGTTAATCGATTTGTTGGAATGCTTGAGCTTATCCCTAAGCTCGGATCAGCAATAGGTCTTTTATTCGAAGGTAAATTTGTAGAAGCAGGAAAGACTGCATTTGATGCGGTTGCAAAAGTAACCACAGGAATTGCGGACGCTTCAAATAAGATTGAAGGATTCATTAAAAAGGTAGGCGATGCGGTTGAAGCTGGTATAACTAACGGTCAAAGACTTGCCAATCTTCAGGCTGAAATTGATAAGAAGCAGAGAGATTTAATTGAGGAAAGGGCAAAAACAGATATTGAAGTTATTAAACTCCGAGAGAAAGCAGTAAAGGAAGAGGGTGAAACTAAACGCCAAATAATTCAAAAAGCGATTGATTTAGAGGTAGCTCTTTCTAATAAAGAGGTTGAATTAGCTAAAATAAAACAACAGCAAGCTAAGCTAGAATCTGAAAATAATGGGGCTACAAAAGAAGCTCTTACCAAAATAGCCGAAGCAAACGCGAATCTCATTAATGCTGAGGCTACACGTTATCAAAATACTCTTAGATTTCATAAGGAGATTGAGCATATTAATGATGAAGAGGAAGCAAATGCAGATAAAAGACTTGAAAGGGAATTAAAAAGAATAGATGACGAAAAGAAGGCAAAAGAAAAAGCCCTTCAAGATGAAGTAAAAAACCAAGAAGAAGTAGACCATCTATTTGATAAACAAGATCAAGAGAGAACCGCCAATGAATTAGAACAGGCAAATAATAGATATGATAATTATAAAAAGGATAAAGACAAAGAGGCAAAAATTGATGATGCAATAGCAAAAAATAGAGTCACAACAACTCAAACTACTCTTGGTAAATTATCCAGTTTATATGCTAAAAATTCAGTTGAATATAAGGCATTAGCAATTACTCAAACATCGATCGATACTTATCAGGCAGCAGTCGCAGCATATAAATCTCTAGCAGGTATCCCATATGTTGGCCCCATACTTGGAGCAATAGCCGCAGCCGCAGCAGTTGCATTTGGTTTATCTAGTATTGATAAGATTGCTGGATTTGCTCAAGGTGGATTATCAGGCACTCGCATTATGCAAGGCATGGGTAAATCCGTTTACCGTTCGAACGGTGATAACATGGTAGCCACGGTAAGAACCGGAGAAGTTATTTTGAATGAACGCCAACAAGCGGCCCTTGGGGGTGATAGGACATTCGCGGCTATCGGAGTGCCAGGATTCGCAGGGGGCGGTATCACTGATTCACAACTTACTTATTCACTTAACAACAGCGCTATTGATGCTCAGGTAAATTCAGATAGACAAATTGATAGAATGATTTCAAAGATAAATTCTATTCAGCCGGTAGTAGTAATTGAAGATGTTGAAAATACGATCAACAAAAGATCGGAAATAAGAGAAAGAGCTACGCTATGAGTATACTAGAGCTTCACGAAAATGGTACTATGAATTATCTGGTAAGGGTAGGATTTATCACGCCTTCCGCTCTTAGAAAAATAGATTTATTTGTTCAGGTTAAAGAACTTGAAGATAAAGGATTTTGCCGCTCTCATGCCGTAGAGGAGGTTTCAAAACGCGCCAAAGTATGCGAGTCTACGGTATGGAAATCGCTTCGAATAATAGCACTGTAAAAAATCGTACATAAATAATCAATCGTTATAATCGCACTTTTGATGTGTGATAGGGACCATAACCATCAATGATCAAATTGGAGCTTACGAAAAGCCTGACAAGACTTTAGGCGGAGTAACCCTACTCGGTGTCCTTCAACAATTCAAAGCACTACCTCAAGGCACACGTATTGTAAATGTTCAAATCTCTTCACCTGGAGGACTGGTGGACGAGGGTAATAATATTTATGACTATCTTATTTCCGAAAAGAAAAACTATGTCATCAATACCGTTCAGGTTGGCGACATCGCTTCGATAGCTACAAAACTCTTCTTAGCGGGAGATTCAAGGACAGGAGATCCAAAGTTTGACTTCATGATTCACAATCCTTGGAATGATCCAGGAGCTGGTGATTCAAAGTATCAGGCTGAAATGCTCGAAAGCCTTCTTATGGCTGAAAGTGAACTAAGAAAATTCTATTCCAAAGAATTAAATATTACTGAAGAGGGATTGGCTCCATTGATGGACGCTGAAACTTCTCTATCAGGCGAACAAAGATTAAGTCTTGGTTTCGCTACACAATTAAAAAACAGCAATGTAATGGCAATGAAAAAAGCAGGTGAGAAAAGCGAAAGTCTAAGTGACAAGATCGCGGCACTGTACAAAAAAGCAACAGGCAAAGACATTAAGGCCAAAGGCGAAAAAGCCCTTGACGTGCCTTTGATGGATGGCACTACCTTAACGGTGGATGCTCCTAATGAAGATTCGCTTATTGGCGCAGCGGCTACCATTGACGGTAACCCTGCTCCTGATGGTGATTATGTGGCAATGCCTGACGCAGAAGATGGAGCCGCTCCTAATGGTGATACCATCACCGTGAAGGGTGGAGTAGTTACAGCGGTGACAGAGCCAGCGCAGGCGGTTCAACTTCCTTCGGCTATTGAAGCCAAGATTTCAGGACTTGAAAAGGTTGTAGCGCAATTGACAGATACCGTCAGCGCATTAGTTGACACAACTAAAGCAAGTGAAGGCAAGGCTATTGAAGCCGCAGTGGCACAATCTGAGGTGAAAGCAGAAGCCAGAATCATGGCGTTGAAAAACGAAATTGGAACGGTTCACACTCCTAAGAAGGCAAGTGTAGTTTATGCCCAAAGCGTGGACAAAGAAGAGACAGGTTTTAAGACTATCACACAGCGTATGGCAGAAAAAGAAGCAGCACGTAAATTAAAAAACAAATAAGCAATGGCAGCAAGTCCAGTACTAACCAGTAATTACAATGGCGATGTCCTTGATTACATTATCACCGAAACGGTAGTAGGTAACGAGGCCGTTGACAAAGGATCTGTTTATGTGATCCCTGATGTTCCCTCCAAACTTAGCATTGGTAAGATGGTAAGCACAGCCAATCCGATTATCGATCGTGAGGCAATGCCTACCACTAAATCAGCTACCGTAACATGGTCAGAGGCGACTTTGACACCTGCGGAAATGATGATTTACATTCCAGACATCAACCCTCGAATTTTTGAGGCGGCATGGAGGCCCTTTCAGCCTAAAGGCGCATTGCCAAATAAAATCCTTGATCCAAACATTCAAAAGGTTTTTGCTGATGTTGTTATCAAACAAGCCCAAAAGCAGATTGGTAAAATCATCTGGCAGGGTGATAACACTCTTGCCTCAACTAACCCATTGCATTTTTTCAATGGATTTTTTACCCGCGCGGCTTCAAGTTCGACAAACATAGACGTAACCAACCTGGGAACAATATCAACGGCCAATATTCAGGCTATTCTTGAATCTTGTAATCAGTCCGTACCAGATGCGTTATATGATGACCCTGATATGGTATTTCACATGAATACCGGTGACTTCCGTAAATATCAGCAGTCAGTTCGTCAATTGTCTTATAAAGGACAAGGCCCTGCGGAGAATGTGCCAGCAGAATATGGGGGCCGTGAGATCAGATATTATAGCCAAGCTCCGGCTAACAAAATTTTGATTGCGAAAGCAACCACAGGCACAGATTCAAATTTCTATGCAGCCGTGGATAAGCAGAATGATATGGAGAATTTCATTATCGAAAAACTGCGTCCAGAGGGTGAACATTATTTCTTGAAAGCACTTTTCAAGATGGATGCAAACTTCAGCATCGACAGCGAGTCAGTTTATTATGCAGGTTCTTAATTTAACAACATGGCAACAGCAATAACAACCTCAAGATTTTCAGACGCAAAAGAGGTAAACGCTTTTGAAAGCAAGGGACTTAAGGCTTACGATCAGGTCTATGCAGCCACCAGCGCATGGGTAGCCAAATCAGCTTTGGTTCAGATTGTATCCTATGCCCAGCTTACCGGAGCCATGACCATCAATGCAACCCTTACGAATCTGCTCCAATGGGATGAGGTTATCTTCATATTCGAAGCGGATTCTTCACAGCGCATCGTGACTTTTGGTACAGGGTTTTTATCCTCTGGTACTGTAACGGTAACAGCAGCCAAGGGCGCAACCGTAAGAGCTATGTACGATGGCACCGCTTTGAGAGTGTACGCAAGAGAGATTTACGCTTAATAGAATAAGATGGCAGCAATTACACCAACCAGATACCAAGGAGCCTTAGGAATAGCGCAGCCATATGCTTCAACAAGTACGCTTGTATTAAGCGCGCCTGAAGGCGAGGATTTGCATATCTGTTATGCTACACTTACGGGAGCTATGACAATAAATGCGACAATGCCAGGGCTTTTACAGTTTCAAAAAGTGTTCTTTCACTTCTGTCCTGACGGGACAGGTCGAGTAGTTACTTTCGGAACTGGCTTTGTCTCTTCTGGCACTTTGACCACTGTAGCTTCAAAGGATTCAACAGTGATGACCATTTACGATGGAACGAATTTAAAAGTAGTGGCCCGTGAAATAGGGGTTTAAAAAATAAACTATGGCAGTAATAACTCCCACACGATTTACATCATCTACGGATATTAACGCTTACGAAAGTAAGGGTATAAAAGCCTATACTGAGGTTTACGCTTCTACATCAGCATGGGTAGCCAGATCAGCATTTAAACAACATGTTTGTTATGCCTCACTTACGGGGGCGATGACTATTAATGCTACGCTTACAAATTTAGTACAGTTTGATGAGGTGGTATTTAATTTCACTGCTGATACATCAAATAGAATCGTAACTTTTGGAACCGGATTCATTCAGCTCACAAGCGAAGGAATGGTAGGTTCTACTATTACCGTTCCTGCATCATCTAATGCAGTTGTATCATGTTTATACGATGGCACTTCTTTACGTGTCATTAGTTTGAAGGTGGAGGGTAGAGGCACAACAACAGAAAGCCCCGCTT